ATACTCCCGATACGAGTGTAATTTTTATGCGCGAACCCGAGGTGAGCAGCGATGAATAAGGAAGACCCGACTCTGCGTGATTACTTTGCGGCGGCGATAGTTCAGGGATTGCTGTCGCGTGACGACAGTTGGCATAACCCTTGGGACATTGCCCGCGATGCCTACAAGATTGCCGATGCCATGCTGGATGTGCGCGAGGAAGGGAAAGATGACTGACCCGTCGCTTCGGGTATTTATCGGGTGGGATTCCCGCGAAGACATTGCCTATCAAGTGGCAAAGAAGTCTTTGGAATTGTACTCATCCATACCGTTAGACATCGTTCCGATAAAACAGAACGAGCTGCGAGAGCAAAACATTTATTGGCGTCCGGTCGATGCGCTCGCGTCTACGGAGTTCAGCCTCACGCGGTTTCTGACTCCATATCTCGCGGGGTATTCCGGCTGGGCCTTGTTTTGCGACTGCGATTTTCTTTTCCGGGGGGACATCGCGGGACTGCTTGACTACGCCGACGGGGCAAAAGCGTGCTTCGTGGTACCGCACGACTACAGGCCGACCGAATCGGTCAAAATGAATAACCAAACGCAGCACGTTTACCCTCGCAAGAACTGGTCAAGTTTCATGTTCATTAACTGTGAGCATGAACAAGTTAAGCGACTCACGCCAGAGATTGTGAATACCGCGACACCCGCGTATCTTCATAGGTTTGAGTGGCTGACTGACGACGTGATCGGGCATCTTCCGATTGCGTATAACTATCTTGAGGGGTGGTACACCAAGAATGACTGCCCGAATCCCGTTGCTGTTCACATGACCCGTGGTGGTCCGTGGTTCAAGGACTGGACTCACGTTGAATATGGGCGTGAGTGGATGGCTGTGGTGGCAACGATATGAAACTCACCAAGCAAGACATCATCAACAACGTCGAGAAGCTCTTCAAGGCGAAGAAGTACGAAGACGCGATTGATCTGTGCAACTACGGCATCGCCAAACATCCGTCGAGTGGGATCTTGTGCCGCGCCAAGGCCAAATTGCTTCAGACCGTGGGCCGGTTTCGCGAGGCGACGAAGGCGTATTCGCTGCTGATTGATACGGGCGAGGCGCTGGCGGAGGACTACTACAACCGTGGTATGTGCTATGCCGAGCTTCAGCAGTATGAGAAGGCGATTGCCGATCAGAACGGTGCGCTCAAAGTAGACCCGAATTTCTACATGGCGTACATGCAGCGTGGTGCTTCACAGTGGGAGCTGCGGCGGTGGGACGAGGCGCTGGAGTCGTTCAAGAAAGCGTACGAAATTAACGATACCGACCCGAACTGCAAATGGATTCTGGGTTTGCTCGCGCTACAGATGAACGACTTCAAGACGGGCTGGCCTTTGTATGACACCCGGTGGCAGAGCGAGCGGTTTAAATCGCCGCGATTGAATACCGACAAGCCGCAGTGGACGAAGGACGGCGGTGCCAAATCGGTACTGGTCTGGGGCGAGCAAGGCGTCGGGGATCAAATTATCTACGGATCATTATTGCCGACTGTACGTACATTGTCCGGACAAGTGACCGCGATGGTAGATCCGCGATTGATTCCGCTTTTCTCAAGGTCGATGCCGGAGATTGAATTCATTCCTAACATCGCTCAGGTTCCGGCGGACAAGCATGAGACGCATATTCCTTTTGCTTCCCTTGGGGCATCGCTCATTGAATCCAAAGAGGACATTACCCGCTACGCCAAGCGCAATTACTTGAAGGTGGATTCGCTTCGCATGGCTGACATCCTTGAGGAACTCGACATCAGGGACAATGACTTTGTGGTGGGCGTGTCGTGGATTAGTTCCGCAGTAAAAATCGGCCCGCACAAGAGCATGAGCCTCACGGACATGCTGCCGATCCTGTCAATTGAAGGCGTCAAGTTTGTGAATCTGCAATACGGTCACGTCAAGCAGGACTTGGCGGACTTTGAGGCCAAGCACGGCATCAAGATCTTGCAGTCTTCGGTGGATTGCTGGAAAGACTTGGACGGACTGGCTGCGTTGTGCGCAGCGTGCAACGTCATCGTTTCCATCAGTAGCTCAACGGTTCACATGGCCGGTGCCTTAGGCGTGCCGGTGCTGCTGATGGATGCAAACAAGTTGTGGTACTGGGGTAACAAGGAAGGCGACCGTAGCCTCTGGTATCCCTCGGTGAAGATCTTTCCGCGAGAGAACATGCTGGCCTCGTGGAGACCGCAGATTGAAGCGGTGGCTTACGAAGTTAACGTGATGAAAAACGCATGAGCTGGTTCCCGACATTGGCGCTGGGTGCGTGTTGCGTAGCGGCGTCGTGGCTGTTGGGCGGGGAACTGATTGATGCGGTCTTGTTGTATTTGCTTTTGATATTGATCGACAAGAACTAAACTCTAACACAAGAGGGTTGTTTTATGTATGATAACGAGTCCCCACCGGGTTCATGGAAGAACGAGCTTTCCGCTGCACCGTGGGGCTACGGACAAAACCAAAATCAAAAAGTCAGGGATGCCCTAGCCGCAATCAGGCAGCGGGGCGCATGGGCAGAAGCGTCGGTACTGGAGACAGAGATCACGACGCTCAAGGCAGAGATTAGTTATTTGATGGAGAGATTAGATGAGAGCAAAGCAAAAAAGTAAAACGACTGGGGCAATCAGGGAATACCTTGCCGAGATTGGGCGCAAGGGTGGCTCTGCGGCAACGGGTGATAAGAAGCGCCGTAGCCCGGAGCACTACAAGAAAATGGTCATAGCGCGGTTTAAGAAGCGCAAGAAGAAGGCCAAGACCAGTGTCTGATCCAGTCAACCATCCTGAGCACTACCAGCAGGACGGCATCGAAACGATTGACTACATCCGTGCGGTGCTAGGCAAAGAGCATTTCGTTGCCTATTGCGTGGGTAATGTATTGAAGTACGCGAGCCGCCCGAAGAAGGGCAAATATGCTCAGGACTTACGCAAGGCCGCGTGGTATTGCAACCGCGCAGCGGAAGAACTTGAGAGGGCAGAGAAGATCTGATACAGTTTGATTGTGCTATCTCCTGTTATGGAGTTCGCCCCGGATTGAGTAATTGCTCTCCGGGGCATTTTTTTACCTGCGTACTTTGTACACCCGTCGCTCACGACCGGGGCCATTGGGCTTGATGATGTCTTCCATGATGTCGCCTGACTCCAAGAGCGTATTGAGATACTCGTTACGGTCACGAGCCTTCATGCCTTGGCAAGCCTTGGCGAGTTGGGTGCCGCTCATGCCGTCCTTACCGGCGTCACGAATGAGCTTGAGGATCTTCTTGTGCGCGGCTTCGATGTCGTTCTCTGCCACCTCGCGGTACATGAGTTCAGCGGTGTAGTTGAATGACCAACGGGCAAGGTCCGCTCCCATCTTCATCACTTCAAAGGTGATGACCGGCGTATGCGGATTACGTGCGATGGCTTCAATCATGGCAAGCTTCACCGATATTTCCGCAAAGCGCACCCAGAGATAGTCCTTCTTGCGGGCGCATTGAATCTGCCAGTCCTTGAGTTTGTTGTACTCGTCGAAGGCATCGTCTTCCCACTTAACTTGAATCGGTACTACATCGGAACTGGCGACGTGCTGAATGTTTGAGAGATTACCGATGCCGACAGGGACAACCGATGCCGCTTCAATGACATCGCGGATGATGTCTTCGGGTGGATTCTGCCCGCCCTCTGGCACTTGGCTATCGGGGTATTCCTCAAACGAGGGCATCAACAAGATGCGGCTCATGGTGCCGTTGTCCAGCATCTCAAACGTGAGCGCCTTGGTCAGCGACGAGGGTGTTGTGGTGCCGAAGAAGTTGAAGTTCGGTTGTTTGATGTCAAGACGCTTACGGTCTTTGTTGTCGGCGTATTCCTGACCGTGATACGTGCCACCGCTGCTGGAGTAAATCTCAAGCAGGGTCTTGATGATGTCCTTCTGGTGAGACGCTGCCGTCTTAGCGGTCAGCGATTGCAAGTAGAGTCCCATCTCGTCGAGGTGAGAAATGCGTGAGGGGAAGTCGTGCAGGGTGCGCAGAATGGCAACGCCTGACGAGAAGCGGTCGCCTGAGATGTAGTTACTCAGGTTCGCATCTTCCAGAATCTTCTTGACCTTCTGACGCGAATGATCCTTACCGGCACCGGGTGTGGCAACGGCAATGGAGAAGATGTTGCAACGGGTATTGAACGAACTCATTGCATACCGTCGCCCGAAGATCGCGCCAAACATGCAGATCGTATTCATCAACGCAAAGGTCGGCTGTGGCTGCTGTGCGCATGACAAGATCCACCGCGTGACACGGCCTACGAGCGATGGGCTTTCAAACCATTCGTTCGGGAAGTTGGACTTGTTGCTCTTGGTGAACTTCTTGGATTCAGTGAGACCCGTCAGATCCACCCGCACCTCTTTGGCCGGGTTCAGATTTAAATGCGGCGCAGGTACCCAGCCGTTTTGCTGAGCGTAGTAGTAAAGCGTACCGGCTCCGATCTTGGAGGGCGGGGACTTGCTGTAGTGGTCCCACCGCTGCCGGGTCTCAAGACTGTTGTACTTACCGGAGGCTTGCGACCACTGGTCAAAGACGATGAAGCCCTTGCCTTCGGTGGCGCAGTACACTGCCATGCCGATGCGGTTCCAATCGTCCCACGAGAGATCCGGGTTCGGTACAAACTTGAGCGCATCTTGAACGGCAACGAGCGTACCCGTGAGCCCTTCAATGGAAGTTTTGACATCCTTGTCGGGGATGATGGTGTGCTGGAGCCGAGTGCGCCTGAGATTAGGCGGCAGTGTTTTGTACGCTGCCTCACAAGCCTCAAGGACTTGTTGATGAGTCACAAGAGGCAGCGACTCTAACGGCACCTCGTGAGGCGCAGAGAAGGGCCACTGGTACGGCTTGCCGGTCTCCGGGTGGATGGCATAGGCCACGAACTGCTGGCCCACACCGAGCACCTCAATCGGGTGCATGCTGACCTTGGAGAACGGTTCGTTGGTTCGATAGAGATAAAGCGCCTTTGGGGATTTGCCGATGCGCACAAAGTCGGTTTTGCCGAGCTTCTCCTGAATCACATTGCCGACTGCGATGGCAACGGACGAATCAAGTACGTCCACGTCAACCGCGACGACCTTTCCCGTCAGGATACCGATGCCCGCGTCGGGCCACTTCTCCCAGATGTCGATATGCGAACGTGAACTATCGACCGTGGTCCAGCGCGGCATATCAAACCACTGGCCATTGTCATACCGACCGGGCTTCTTGGTACCCGGCATAATCGGAACGATGGTGTAGCCTGCATCAAGCAGCTTCGCACCATGCTCAAACATGAATTGATCAGACATTGACGACTTGGACCTCAATGCGCTCTTCGTTGTCGTACTTCTTTGCAGCGACGAGTTCACACACGGCTGCGTCATCGTCAAAAACGACTTCGTTCAGCGCGTCAAGAACTGCCTTGATAATGTTGTCAAGATCGGGTCGAGAAACGTGCCATCCCGTTTTGGTTTTATGGGAGAAGTACGCCGTGATCGTCACCTTGACAGGACCTTCTAGCACGGTCTTACCTATCATCGCAACTTGTGCAAACGACTTGAGTGCTCGTTCGTAATCGCGAGTCTTCTGCGGCGTGTACGTCACCACACCACCCGTCTTGGTACGACCAAAGCGCGGACGGGACTTACCAATAGGTGTCCCATGGAACACGATGTCAATCATAGGGTTACTCCAAACTCTCGTTTGATTTTTTGAGCGTGATCTTTAGATGGCCGTAAAGAATCCTTGATATATGCAGCGAGGGTATTGCGTGAGATGCCCATCAGTTTCGCTGCCTCTCGGATTGTCAAGCCTCTGCGCACCAAGGCGTCGTGCAATTTAAATCCCGGCCCAACAGATGCAACCGAGCGCAGGTCTTGCACTTTCACGGAGCCCTTAGTTTTCCGCAGGATTATCGCCACCCACTGAGGCGACGGCGCACGGCTTCCCGATAGCCATCGTGTGACAGCGGTACGGGTACACCCGACCAAGGCAGCAAACTGCTCCTGTGTCAAGCGTTTCCGTCTCATGTATTCATTAAGCGTCATTGATCCTCCAAATTGCCCCCTGCTCAAGTGACATATTGCCACCCCTTGCATTCCGTCACAAGGGGGTGTAACTTCTCACTCACTGGCCCCGCCAGTCAATGTGGAGATGTATGAATGTGGAGATGTGAATATGCGAACAGAAACTGAAATCGTGAATGATCTTTGGGCCGCGAAGCAGGCTGAGTCTGAAGCCAAAGCAAAGCGGATTGAACTGGAAGAAGAATTGATTGCTCTCCTCGGTGCCAAAGAAGAGGGGCAACAGAAGCACGAAATCGGTGACTACAAAGTCACCATCGAAGGCAAGCTGCTACGCAAGATCGACTGGAAGGCATTTGATGCGCACATTGCATCGAAGATTCCCGTTGCCATGCATCCGGTGAAGATGGTCCGCGAACTTGATGTGACCGGGGTGAAGTACCTCGCGAACAACGAGCCGCAACTCTATCGACTCCTGAGCAGTGCGCTGACTGTTACCCCTGCAAAAACCTACGTCAAAATTGAATTGGGAGCTTAACCATGGCTATATCACTTGCTAGTCTCAAGAAGACTGGCACCGCTCGTCCGCCGCGTATTGTCCTGTACGGCACACACGGCATCGGTAAATCTACGTTCGCGGCGCAAGCCCCGGACCCTGTGTTCATCCAGACTGAGGAGGGCCTTGATGCTGTCGCTGCAACAGCGTTCCCGCTCTGCCAAAGTTTCGATGACATTCTGGAGTGCATCGGCGTTCTCGCTAATGAGAGTCACGACTTTCAAACCGTCGTGCTAGATAGCGCGGACTGGGCCGAGCAGTTGATCCAGAAGCGCGTGGCTCAGGACAACAACGTCAAGACGATTGACGCTATCGGTTATGGCCGTGGTTACAAAGCCGCTGCCGATTACTGGCGACAGTTGCTGGATGGGTTTGACCATCTGCGTTCCGACAAGAATATGCAAGTCATTCTGCTTGCACACTCGCAGGTTCGTAGATTCGATGACCCGCTGGCTGATCCGTACGACCGCTATCAGCTTGACCTGCATCACGGCAGCGCAAGTCTGGTGAGCGAGTGGTGCGACATTATGATGTTCGCCAATCAGCAGTACAGCACGGTGAAGTCGGATGTCGGCTTCAACCAGAAGGTCACTCGCGCCGTCGGCTCGGGCAACCGAGTGCTGTACACCCAAGAACGTCCGGGCTGGCAAGCCAAGTCTCGTTGGTCGCTGCCCGACACCCTCCCGCTGGACTACAGCAAGTTCGCTGAAGCCCTCGGAAATTCAATGGCACAAATCGTAGGAGAGTAAAAAAATGGCTAAGTTAAATTTTAATGCTTCAGAAGTTTCGACCGAGCAGAGCGGTTACGAGCCGCGACCGGCGGGCGACTACACCATGCAAGTTGTGAACAGCGACATGCGTACCACCAAGTCGGGCACCGGTCAGTACCTCTGGCTGGAGTTTGACATCCTGAGTGGTCCGGTTCGTGGCAAGTACTTTGAGCGACTCAATCTTTTCAATGACAACGCCAAGGCCGTAGAGATTGCTAACCGGCAGCTCTCTGCGATCTGCAACGCCGTTGGTCTTGTGTCGCTTCAAGACTCTGAGCAACTTCACATGAAGCCGATGAAGGTTGTACTCAAGGTCTCTGAGAGCAAGAACGGTTCTTTGCAGAACAATGCGAAGTACCTGCCGCTCAACGCTGCTTCGGCTGCTGCTCCGGCTCCGGCTGCTCCTGCGGCTGCGAGTGCTGCGGCTCCGGCTGCGAAGCCTTGGGAACGTCACAAGAAGTAACAGGTAGGCACGGCACCTCAGGGTGTATTTATCTTCCCCCAGCTGAGCCGCTCTGGGGTGTCGTGCCGCTTTAAATCATGGTCAAAATTCCTAACTTGCAAGATCCAACGTTGCTTGCGCTAGACGCTGCCTTAGAAGAGGCACAGCGCAACTCCCCCCGCCTGTATCTCGGTGCCTCTAGCATTGGCGAGAACTGTGAGCGTAAACTGTGGCTCAGCTTCCACTGGACCAAGCAGGGCTTTATCGAAGCCTCTGGTCTACGCCGAATTGAAGATGGGCACCGGGGCGAAAAGGTATTGGCAGATTGGCTACGGTTAGTACCCGGAGTTGATCTTTCCACGGAAAAGGAACCCGGTGTCCAGCACAGTTTTGAAGACCACGGCGGTCACTTCCGTGGCAACTGTGACGGACTCATCACCGGCCTTTTGCAATCTCCCAAGAAGCTGCATGTTTGGGAATGCAAGATCGTCAACGAGCAGAAGTTCAAAAAGGTTTCGTCGCTGAAGATCAGCAAGGGCGAAGAGAACACGCTCAAGGAATGGGATTACGTCTACTACGCTCAGGCTCAAGTGTATATGCACTACTTCAAAGCCGAGCGTCATTACATGACTGTGGGCAGTCCCGGTGTGCGCGACATCGTAAGCATTCGCACCGAGTACTCCGAGGCCGATGCCCAGAAGTTTATCGACAAGGCCAAGCGAATCATTTTTGCATCAAGGCCACCTAGCAAGATTTCAACAGACCCCGCATGGCATGAGTGCAAGTACTGCTCGTTCCACGGGTTATGTCACAACGATGAGATGCCGACGCAAAAGTCGTGCCGCACTTGTATGTACTCAACGCCGTTGCCAGAAGGGACGTGGAAGTGCGAGAAGCATGACCACCTATTAACTCTCAACATGCAACGTGCTGGCTGCGGTGATCATCTCTTTCACCCCAACCTTGTGCCGGGAGAGCAGACCGATTACGGTGAAGGCTGGGTCGAATACACGCTGAAAGATGGAACCAAATGGACAAACCGGAGCAACTCGTAGAGGACGACGATTTACTCTCTTTCACCGGAGATGAAATCTATTTGGTTTTAAAAGCACTGGATGTGTACGCACATGCCATGTTGTTGAGCGATTCAACAGATGAATTTTTGAAAGTGCAGACGCTTGCCAAATACATTTTAAGAAAGTCACCCAGATCAGGATTGAACTCGTGATTACGTTACGCCCGTACCAAACCGAAGCCATTGACTACACGTTCAAGTATCTTGCTGAGAACGATGGCAATCCTTTGATCGTGCTTCCGACCGGCACCGGCAAGAGCTTTGTGATTGCGGAGTTCTGTCGCAAGGTCTTGGCCAACTGGCCCGACAGCAAGATCGTCGTGGTCACGCACGTACGGGAACTGATCAAGCAGAACTACGAAGAGTTGAAGCGTCTGTGGCCTGAGGCCCCGGCGGGGATCAACTCAGCGGGTTTAAATCAACGCGACTTTGATCCGGCGATTGTGTTCTGCGGGATACAGTCGGTACACAAGCATGCGACCAAGTTCACCAAGGTGGACCTGTGCCTGATTGACGAGGCGCATCTGATTCCGCGTAAGACCAATACGATGTATCAGAAGTTCCTGAAGACGCTGAAGGTGATGAACCCCCACCTCCGGGTGATTGGACTGACGGCAACACCGTATCGCTTGGACAGCGGCGTATTGCACAGCGGCAAGGACGCGCTCTTTACCGACATGTCTTACGAAGCCCCGCTCTCGGATATGGTGAAAGAGGGGTACCTCACAAAGCTGGTATCCAAGGAACCCAAGACCAAGCTGGACGTAACCGGCGTCAGCATCCGAGGCGGCGAGTTCATCCCCGGCGAACTAGAGCGGGCGGTAGACAAAAAGGACGTGAACCAGTCTGTGGTCAGGGAGATCGTCGCCTTCGGGCAGAACCGTAAGTCATGGCTGCTCTTTTGCGCGGGCGTCTCCCATGCGACTCACATTGCCGAACTGGTCAGAGGCTACGGGATCACCTGCGAAACCATCTTTGGGGATACCCCTAAAGCCGAACGAGACCGCATTGTGGCGGACTTCAAAGCGGGGCGCATTCAGGCGCTGGCTTCCATGGGAGTGCTGACCACGGGCTTTAACGCCCCGGTGGTGGACCTTATTGCCTTGCTACGGCCTACCCAATCGGTGGGGCTGTATG